ATGGTGGTTAAAGATTTAGCCATTTTTGTTTTCCAATTTTTCTATTCTTTCTGTAATAGTGATAATAGACTTTTTGATCTCGATAACATCACGGTGAAGTTCATCTACACGTCTATAGAAAGCTCGTTCTATCTTGTATTTATTTAAGGCTTCAACGTCTGTATTTAAAACCACACCAGTCACCGGATCTTTTTTCATACTCATGTCAAGGCAATTCCTCTAAAGTCTTTTACTCTTGGAACAATATAGTTGTTAGGTGATAGTAACTCTATTTTAATTGCAAATCTTCTAAAGCTACTAAATTCGCCTGCATTGCTTGTATATGTAGTTACTCCACCCGGCTTGTTTGCATCTGGAATTTGATAGGTAAATTCTCTCCAATCATTCTTATTTGTAACCGACGAGAAGATTCCTACACCCTCTCTAAGCTCGAGTTCAATCCAAGGTATAGAATCAAACTTATCACTATCGAAAGCATTCTGAGGACGTGCATAAACCTTGATGTCAGTTCCAGTTGGCTTGTATCCTGTTAGAATTACTTTAATGTCTTCGGCATCAAGATCGGCGTTTAATTCAATTTTCTTACCAATATAAGCAGATGTTGTATCTGAAGAATTGGTAATTTGATATTGATAACATAATAACTTAGAAGTCTCTACATCTACGATTGGTGTTGAAGTTGTATTTCCACCATTATCTAATGACACTATAAGATTAAATGCTTGAGCTTCACCGATGTCGTTTGATCTACTATAAATGAGAGCACCTTTTGGCGCCATAATATTATCGTCTGCAAACTTGAGAGGAATCTGATAAGATGTTAACGTGTTTTCAGGATCAATAAATTCACCAGTTAATGTTGTCTTAGAAACCGGATCGTTTGCTCGATTAATGATTGGCTGGAAATAACTCACTGAAATATCATCTACCGATGCAATCGTTGCAGTTGATCCACTATCCAATCCAGTAATAACATCGGCTGCTGCAAAAAGTTTAGAAGCAGTAGCTGAAGATTTTTCTAGATGCATTGTAGTAGGTTTTCTAAAGTTGTAGTATGATATGTCGCCAATTACTACAGGAGTACCAGTTCCACCAGTAACCGCAAAGGCAGTTTCTTTCACTGTAGTAATTTGTATTGCACTATCAATACTTGCAATTTCAAAAACATCTCTTACCGTATTACCAGAGTTAGCTACTAAGATGTATTCACCAACTTGATAAGTTTCGTCGAGTGCTGTACCAGTAATAACATTGGTACCAGTAACCATACTAATCGTTGATTGCGTGGCTCCTTGTAATGGCTTAGCTGCGTATACTGTTTCACCAACATTAAATCTACCAGTAATAGTTGCACCGTCCATTGTAAAGAATTCATGATCGTTATGAGTTAATGTAACTGACCCAGTAGATGCATTAAAATCATGACGATAAAGATTAAATTTAACATCTTCATCTTGATATGATTTCCAAGCTCGATTATTAGTAGATGTAAAGAGAACACCATCACCCCAATCCTGAACGATAGGTTGGTTTTGAGTCGGTCCAGGTGTTAAATCTAATCCACCAACCTTTGATGTAAAGACTAAGTAATCGGGATCGTTAGCATCTGGTTGGATTACGAAGCAATATTCTTTTTCAACATCAAGTCTAATTGGTGCATTAAAACTTACAGTCGTTGCAACTGAAGCGTCGTCAGAAACATTTACTTCTGCTGGAGTAAAGTGTACTGAAGAGAATGGAATAATCTTACTTGTAGGATACCCGTTCAGCACTTCTCTCAATTGGAATGTTACACCATTGAGTGCACTCTTTCTCTTAAAGAATACTTCTAATTGAGATATAAAGACTGTTTTAGATCCTGCACCCATTCCTTCTTTAATAAAGAATGTTTGTGCTAATGGATCGTTACGTACTATTGGTCTTTGTGGTAAGTTCCTTACTGTAGTAACCTGAGAAACATCATAAGTTGGGAATCGAGTTGAAACGGTAACTGATGACTTTTCAATCGAGAAGTTATATGCGTTATACGTAACGAATCCACCAGATGTTGAAGCAGATTCAATATCACTATATTGAGCAACGTCATATATTTCAAGATTTCTTTCACCAACAAAGAATGTTTCTGCTGGAATTCTAAAGACTGCTCTAAGTACACCGTTTGCGTCTGATGATACTGATGCACCAGCGGTTCCATTTCTTCGAACAGACTCTACATTATTTACGTTTGAGCCTGGGAATACGTTTGCATTTACGTCAACTTTATCAAAGAAGAAGTAATGTCGCGTATTTGGGCGCAATCCTGACATGAAGATACGAATATCTCTTGGTGCCATATAAGGATTCATTCTAATGTCAGAAACAAATTCTCCAACTTGTACTGTTTGTGTGGTTGATCCACCAATTTCAAGAGAACTTGTAGTTGTTGTTTGAACTCCGCCACCAAACCTTGTATTAACACCAGTTGTAGTTACAGTCGTATCAGTAAGAGGACTGAGCTCTTGTATGTTGTCAACCAAATCTTGTAAAGGTTCTGAGAAATCTACATCAATCGTAACTGGATTTGTTGTTGTATCATAAGCTGCATCATAAGGAGGTGATGCAAAACCTAAACCAACATACTTATAAAAGTTACTTACACAATTGCGTGAGTTAGTAGCAAAAGGCTGATTAATAATTGAAATGTTTTGATTTCTACTTAATGTAGTAACCTGCGTCTCTCCGGTTGCTGGGAAAAGTGATGTACCAGTAGACGTACCATACTTCAAATCAATTGGGAATGTTTTAACAGATGGTGCTAAATGATGTTGATTGAATTTAACTGAAGCATTAAATCTTGGATTCTTAATTTCTGCCAGCTTTAAATCATTAAACGGTTCTACTACAAACCCGTTTTTAAAACGATTTAATCCATTCTCATCTGTTACAACAAGGTTTTGAGTATCCTGCTCAAGCTGATTGAGAGAAATGTAGTATTCCATTCCTTCTATTTTTTTCTCAAGATCATGAAGATCTTTCATTGTATAATTCTTAACACCGGTCTGCTTACACCTAATAGCGTATTCTTTCTTACCTTGTTGAATCGCTGCTTGTTGACTTAGTGCAGGATTGCCTGGAATGAATAGCTCCGCAATTGAAAGCTTATCACTTTCAACTTTAGGAGGAACAGCATTCTTTTCTTCTTCACCTTTGATCAATTCCATTGTACCATAAGAACTGAGTACAATTAAATCATATCGTGAAAGGTAATATTCGAGAGTTGTTTCAGCAAACTTTCCAGTCGCTGGAAAGAGAGGATCTCCGTAAGTTGTAAATATCGGTGATGTTGCATCAACATTATCATTAATAATAGGTGCTGTTGCAGGGTTTGTAGCAGTGAAACTAAAACTACCAAGTGGATTTACATGTGGTCTAAAATCAAAACACTCTCTTAAATTGAACTTTTGTCCATTATCTGCTTCATAGACAGGAATATCACTTGGTGTTAGTCCATTAGGATAACTATTAATGGTAAAGAAATATTCGCCAGTTGATTGACTCAATTCAAACACTTCAAAGTTAATGGACATATTACCAGCAGCTGGAGCTTCTGATCCACTTACATATTCGATATATGAGTGATCATAGTAAGCGTCTTTCTGATTAGTTACTAGTCTAAAACTGCTTGTTACGTCTTTACCATTAATGTCAACAACACTAATAAGTTTATAAGCGTCTGCTGCACCGAGTGTATATCGTGCTTTTGAAGAATTATACGTTGTACGTATATGAGTATCTCGAGTTACTTTATTCTGTGGACTAATAAGATTAAAATTTTCATTGTAATAAACGTTTGCTGTAGACGCAGATAATCCGGGCTGCAAATCAATTGTTAACTGAGAATTATTAAGAGCGAGTGTCGTGTTTGTAACAGGAATCTGAGTTGATGTAGCGTCTATTACAATAATGTCTGATTGATCTAAACCAAAATCATTTCCAGGGGGTGCTGTTAAAACGATTTGATCTGCTACTACACCAGCGCCCGTAGTTAATCTACGAACTGGAATATTTGTTTGGCTTGTAGCGAAAAGGCTTGATGCGCCTGTATCAAAAATGCGAGGTGCTCGTTTTGTTTCTTGCATTGTAGAACCAGATGCTACACTAAGATATCCGGCACCTGCTGCGATTCTTTCAACTGAAGCAAAGTTTTGGCCTGGATCCATTCGTACACCTGATACATAAACTTTACCAAGCGTTACGTTTGTTACAATACACGTACCAATGTCTGTTCCACTATTATTTTGTAGATTGGCAGGCGTATAACTGAGAGGTAGCCAACCATTATAGCCAGTGATCTTTAAGTAATTACCATAATCAAACCCTACACGAATATTTGGTGTGGTTTCTGTATTTACAATTGGATCGATGGTGAACTCTTGTGTCGCGGTTGATTCAACCCTAAAGCCTTTAATATAAGCAGTACCAGCACCTACGACAGCTTTAACATCACTTCCTCTCGTTTCTGTTTTAATACCAAAGTTTTGAAGAATATAATTACCAGACTCTTCATATGTTCTTCGAGCCATTTCTTCGCCGATTACATTGTATTGAGATACATCACGAAGAGTAACTGCATTACCGCTCTTATATCGAATTAAGCTAAAGAATGAAGCATCAGATTCAGCATCTGATTCCGGTAAAACTACTAATTGTGGTAATAGTCTAAGTCTATCAGCCCCAGGCGCATTTTCATTTAAAGATCCGTTTGCATTGTCGTATAATGACGAATCTTGTAATGCACTAATTAAGCTTTCGTTTACTTGGAAACCAACATTAACACCGTCAGGCGTATTATTATATTTCGATACGACAACCGTTTGAGAATCTGCAAAAAGGAAATGACCTTTTTGGAAAATAATACCAGGCGATACTTGAACACCAAAACTATTACCCGTTGCTGTTAACAAACTCGTAGCGTTGACACGATCAACATCTAAATTTGATTCAATTGGGTTTGTTTCGAGTGGCTCGAGCTCACCTACTTTATACTTGTATTCGTTAATGGTGAGTTCTTCACCATTGATAAACTGCTTGTTAGCACCGCTCGTATTTAAGTAATTGATAAACAACGTATTCAGTTCAGGCGCCCTGTTTTCAAATCCTCGGGCAGCTTGTATTATATTTGCAATCAATCCACTCGTACCACCAACTACTTGATAAACGTAATCAAAATCGGCCTCAATACCACCACCAACGTCTTCTGTAATTCTTCGACTAATATAGACAGTTGGATCAAAATTAGTGCCAGGAAATTTAACCGAGTCATCATTAACACGGACAAATTGCAAATCATTTAAATCTGTGAAGGTACATCCTTTTACAATACTACCTTCTTTGAAAATGTTATCGCCAAACTGTTCAATTTGAGACTGAAGAACAGACTGAAGCTGAATCATTTCTCGCGCTTGTACAGCAAACCCTGGCTTAAATAAAACTCGATAATATTGATTTTCTAAATCGAAATCATCATAGTATGGAGCAGTATTAAGATTAGTATTGATTGGCATTAAACTATTCCTTTAAAATTCAAAGACGATTTTGAATTCTTCTCTTGATAAAACGTTTCTTGATAGAGGGAAGAAATCCTCCATGTAATAAATTTTTCCTGTTCTTTGAGTATATGCAGACGTAGTAACGTTAGACGCTGCTGGACTATTTATTTGAACAAGCTGACCTGTTTCGTTTCTAAAATTCTTAGTAAGATCGAGTGATATATCGCTTGCTGGTTGATTCTGATAAGGACCAGCATACTCAGCAATATAGAATGTACTATTGAGTGGATCTATTTCGTGAACAACGCCGCTAAAAGTAATATTATTATCTTCATCTATTTGAGTAATTGTGCTATTTACTGTAACCAAATCGTAGTCATCTGAAACAACTGCGATTCGATTATCAAATACTTCTGGAGTTGGTCCGGTAAATGTTGGTTCTCTTACAATTCCAACACCGTTATATGTGTTTGTTGCACCTATTTCTGAGTTGTCATCTCCAGTGATATATCCATATAACAAAGCATGAGTACATTTGAGTTCGTCGACTAAATTAAAACCGTGTCCATCGGGTGGTGACAAAACAGCCCGAATCTCTGCTCTTACGTCTGTCGTAGTTTGATCATCTGGCGCGAAGTCAAAAGCTGGATCAACTACACGCGCTGATACGCTATTGTATCCGGATCCAAAATCAAGAACTTGAATACTTGTAATTCTACCTTCATTACTAACAACTGGAATTGCTCGAGCACCTGATCCGTCACCGATTACTTCGATTCGTGGTAAAATTTGTAATGCAGCATTTCCTGCGACACCATCTTGACCAGGAAGACCAGCACTAGAATTACTAGGATCATTATCTTTAACCCGGATAATAGCTCTTTTTGTAACGTTATTATAAGTGTATGTATCGATTTCGTAAAGGTAAGATGATTGATTAGGATTAGTAAAATAAATCCACATTCCTGCATAATAATTTTGCAAAGGATTAAAACCGGAATCAATTGTCGTTACAACAGTACCATCAGGAGATGGGTTCTGAGAAAGGTTACCACCCTTTTTAAAATATCCTAAGTTTGAATCTTTATTTTCTATAAAGATATCTGAAAGAGGAGAACCACCCGTTGTAAAAGTGGGATCTTCTGCAAACGTTCCAGTAATAGGAACATATCCTAATGCGTTGTAAGCATCAAATTCTACGAGTGAAATAACGTACATATACTTCCAAACGTAATTGTCGGCTGTACGATAAATCTGATCTGCAACTGTTGGATCATACGCAGGTGGGCTTGAAACCTCTCCACCATAGTTATTAAATAAACATTTGAAAACTCGATAATCTCCAGTATCATTATTTGTAGGACCGACGATTGCGTAGAACTTTTCACCTTCGAGATTGACTGCATCGTCATATTGTACATATACGTCTCCGTTTTGCCACGGATAATAGCGTATCATATACTTAGTATCTTCTGGTCTAATTCTTTTACCAAAAAGAGTCTTTGACAAAAATTCGTTTTTAGACTTGATAGAATTGACGGGAGTTACACTTTCGATACCAGAAACGAAAACAAAATATTCATTAGCGGTTGCATCGCTAATGAATTTTCTAACAGTGTCGCTCTTAAAATTTGTTGTCAGAATTTCTGCCATGATAGGTCCATTTAAATCTTATTTGTTTATTTATTACCCGTACAAACGAACTTTTCTTCGTGGATATGTGAGTCGACCATCTGATTGTGGGAGAGTTCGTCTTTTATAATTTTGCTTAGGCCAAGTTTGCCCTGTGAGCTCGCGCTCATTCACCCATCTAAGTATTCTATTGAAAGATCCTTGCAAACTTGTTAAATCGGTACAATCGTCTGTGCCACTATCAAACATTTGGCCAGTTGTCATAACACCTTTTAGCCAATGTTTTACGTCTGCTTGCTTAGCTGAAGGTGTACCTTCGAGAAAAAGTGCTACCACACCGGCAACTTGTGGTGATGCCATGCTTGTTCCACTTATTTTTCTTAAATAATAAGATGCATTCCTAGGATCTTGAACATCTCCATAAGTAGCATTATATCCCGCACCAACGATTCCATAACCCGCCGCGTAAATGTCTACGCCACTTCCACATACGGAAAAGCTGGCCTTACGATCGTCTTTATTAATACCGATAGATCCAACCACAATTGGTGAATTGTCTTGATCTCCATTATATGAATTATCATAGTTATCCATCGTGCCACCCCATGATTCGGCTATTCTATGATAATATGAAGAAGTACCAAGAGTATCATAATAAAAAAGATTGTTATAATCTTGATCATTTGAATTAACAACTCTTTTGCTGTTGTTACCAGCGGCGCCTACGATAATAATTCCATCATCGATGGCGTCTTGCACATCAGCATTAATTGCTGCTATATATGTACCCGAACCACCTGGGGCTTCCAGTCCAGAGTGACTCCAGTTACCATTTGGTGGGACAATTAATCCGCGCGCTTCGATTTCTGCATCTGAAAAATACTCTTGAGGTGGACCAGGGTTTTTTGTATTGAGAGTTCCTCTAAAATTAATTGCAACGATGCCGGGAAATCCAATTAGCGCCATAAAGTCCCTATCAAGGCCGGCGCCGCCATAACTATGATTTGATACAGTTGGATTGCGCCTGCCAGTTTCGGGATTAATTGCTTTTGTATTATGCCATTCTCTTATATAATCATATTTTGTAGAGTTGGTTAAATTTTGAGGCCCGTCATAATTTACGTTGTTTAAATATCTAAATTCTAAAGAATAAATGTTTGCGTCTCTTGCCCAACCTAACGTATTACCAGCAGCGGTACTCGCTACATGTGTTCCATGCGCGTTATCTGCCGCGCTTCCTACAGTAGTATAATCGTAAACGCCATTTGATCCAAGACCTAGTTGATTAGTAAGAGAAAACCAATTAAACTGAACAACTCGTGATCCGCCGGTTCCGTCTGGATTCACCGCAAATTCAGGATGATCTGGTAAT